AATATCAACTCTCATATCCTAGGTAGCTTATCAGAAAACAAACCCACCCAACTTAATAAATGTGGAGGTTATTTTACTCTAGGGTCAGAGACTGAAAATACATTTTTAAATTTTAATGGTAGTATTGCTTGGAGTATGACTATAACACAGCATACTAGTGTTACTTTCGATGGTAAATCATATCTATGTGGTGAGGGAATGGGTGTTCCGGGAAGTTTATTTTTTGAAGGAGGTTCAACTAATAATAGTTCATTAAGTATACCAGTTGGTGGACTTGTTAGATTTAATAGTAGTTTTAATAATGCCAATATGAACGGTGGCACAGTAACTTTTTCTAGTTCTACTAATTGGGGAGAGTTAAATGTTCAGTCAGTAGGATTGTACAATAGTACAAATTTATGGAAGATAACTACTGATCCAATTACAACAACAACAATCGAGAACATTAAAAACTTGGGTGAAATTACTTCCACTTATATAAATGCCTATGGTATGAATGAAGGCATCACACAACTTTTAGCTGAATCAACTGGATTTGATGTTGATGGACGAGCTGGCTACTTTAAGTTATTTACAAGGGAGAATCCTCCGGAGGATCATGCTGCTCTTGGACTTTATTATGATAGTGTGCGTTATACTATACAGGCCGTAGAACAAGTAGAAGAAGGCTATCCTGGGGCCGTACTCAACGAGAAACACTCAGCGGATGGCACCCGACCCAATCAGTGGGTCGTTCGCCATGCACCATTAGACGCTTCAGCTTATTTTGACACAGACTCATTTATAGCACAACAATTTCTTTTACCTTTTAAGGGCAGTCCATATAGCCCTCCGTCTCGATGGCCTTATATATATATGGAGGAAACTTTTTTTCATCCACAAGCATAGGGACATAAAATATTATGAATACAATATCTTATACAATATCTGTTTACAATGAATTAGAAGAATTAGACAGATTGGTGCAGCTACTAAAATCTGCGCAAACAACTAGAGATGAAATAGTAATAGTTCACACATATAGAGAAGAAAAAGAAAAAGAAAGCGAAAACTTTAAAGACATACAAAAGCTGTCTAAAAGTTATGCTAGTATTTATGAAAATTTTTATTTTCAAGATAAATTCTCAGAACTTAAAAATTACTTAAATAGTTTAGCTACTAAAGAGTATATTATTAATTTTGATGCTGATGAATTTGCAGCCATAGATACTATTAATATTTGGAAGAAAATCATAGAGGAAAATGATGCAGATATGTATGCTTTACCAAGGATTAATACAGTACAAGATTTGACTCAAGAAGATATAGATAAATATGGATGGAATGTTAATAAAAATGGTTGGATTAATTGGCCAGATTATCAACCTAGAATATTCAAAAATACTGGTGAAATTAAGTGGTCGGGAGATGTACATGAACAATTAACAGGATATAAGAGGGCTAGTGGTTTGCCAGAAGACCCACGGTTTGCTATAATACATCGTAAGCATATAGACCGTCAACGCAAACAGAATGAACTTTATGAAAATATTATACATAGCAAGTCCTCTTGATTCTCTTAAAAGAGGCGGATGTCTTAATGATTATATGTCCGATGTTTTATTCCATGGATTGTATAATCTTCCTGATGTAGAAGTTACAGATGCTTTTGAGATATCTCATTTGTATAAAGCTAGAAAAGACATAATCCCTATGGAAAAAATATGGGGTGGAGGCTTTACGACTTGTTTTTTAATAGATGAACATCCCGATTCTATAGATAGGTCAAATATTAAAGAAAAAATAGAATCAAAATATTATGACTATATTATATATGGCAGTATATGCAGAACACAATTTGGACTAGATGAAGTTTCTCAAATATATGATAAAGATAAAATTATATTCATAGACGGAGAAGACGATGCTCTTTTGAGCAACTATAATGATTCTATATTGGGTGATGTAATGGATTTTCCTCATGTTTTTAAAAGAGAAATCTCACATGCAACACGAGAAAAATTTAATAATAAACTTAAACCCATTCACTTTGCTATACCTGAATGTAAAATTAGAGAGAAGATTAATGGTGCAAATCATTTACAAAATATAGCAACTTGTGTACCCGGTATTAAAGAGACTTATATATATAAAGATGAACAGTCTTACTATGATGATATGTATAATTCTAGATTTGCTATTACAATGAGAAAAGCAGGCTGGGATTGCATGAGGCATTACGAAATCATGGCAAACGGTTGTATTCCGTTGTTTCTAAACTTCGAAAACAAACCTCCTCAAACACTTATAAACTTAGATCCCGACCTTATGCATAGGTGTTGGTTAGCTGCTGAAAATTTTAAATCAGATGAGCTGTCTGGTCATGCTGTTGGTGGTATGAAAATTGAAAGTGCTTTATCTAAAATCACTCATCTAAAAGAAGAAATCTTAGAATATACTAAGCAACATCTAACAACTACAAAATTAGCACAATATGTATTGGAAAATGTATGAAGATATTTTATAGAATTAGTGATGCACCACAAGATAAAACTAAAGACAAGCCTAGTTATATAAATAATGATAATTGTTTACGTAACTTTACCAAAGTATTTAGTCAGCAAGTCGATAATTTTCAGCAAACAGCTAACATTGATATACATGTTATAGCAGATAATGTATGTGACGATACATATAATATGATTTGTAAATATATACCAGAATCCAATGTACAAAAAGTCTCCGAAGGTAATGGTGCTGCTACTTTTAGAATAGCTTTTAATCAAGCGTTACAGTATGATGACAATGAAATTATTTATTTTGTAGAGAATGATTATATACATAAGCCTGATAGTTATGAAATGTTACTAGAAGGTTTTTCTTTAGGCTTCCCTTATGTAACATTGTATGATCATCCAGATAAATATATGAGTAAGTATATTGTAGGCAGTAATCCTTTGAATATTGATTGCTCAGAAGTTACCAGACTATATACTAGTTGCTCATCTCACTGGAAAATTACTAATTCTACTACCATGACATTTGCTGCAAAAGTACATACCCTAAAATCGGACGAAGCAATCATTCGTAAATGGACAAAAGGTATACATCCTCATGATTTTTATATGTTTTTAGAGATACAAGACCCATATTTTAAGATTAATGAGAATGCTTTACTTCCAACACAAGCTGGCAAAGGACGTATAATATCTCCTATTCCTGCATATAGTACACACGGAGATAGTGCTTTCATGTCACCTCTAATAAATTGGGAAACATATGCTACCTCTTAAAAAAAAATATAATACTGATATTTTTAAATTTAAAGAATTTATTCAAGAAGTTTTTAATATAGAGAAGATAGATACTATAGACAGTGATATACCTCTTATTGAAAGAACGAATGATCAATCTACTAAACACCACAAATTATTTTATAAAGCCATGACAGGCAAAACTTTTAGTTCTTTATATACAAAATTTATACAAGAACATGTGTGTCCTTTATATTCTGACTCTATAGTAGTTCAAAAGTTTCCTACATTCCGCATAGCATATCCTGATAATATAGCTGTAGGAGAATATCATAAAGATAGATATTATAGAGATAGACAATGGGCATCAATAGTTAAGGAACTTAATTTTTTTTTGCCCTTTACAAATGCTTTCGATACGAATACAATATGGGTAGAGTCAGAAGAAGATAAGAAAGATTTTGCTCCTATGAATTGTAATTACGGAGAATTTATTCAGTGGAATGGATCCGACTTGTTACACGGTAATAAAATAAATGATACAGGTAAAACCAGAATTAGTATAGATTTTAGAGTTATAGAACATAAGAACTATCAACCAAGCGAGCATGGATCTATTAATTTAAATAAGAAGTTTAAAATAGGTGAATATTATGACCTCTATTAGTGTGGTTATTACTACTGTAAAGTCTCCTGACGCTTTGGATCTATGCATTAGATCTGCTATAGAAGGTCAAGACAATGATAACCAAATTATAGTAGTGTGTGATGGATATTATGATGATAGTAAACACGTTTTAGAAAAGTATGCTGAAAAACTTAATTTAGTTAGATTGAATAGTAATGTAGGAATGTGTAAAGCACAAAATTTCGGAGTATATTCTTGCACTAATGATAATATACTTATAGTTCATGATGATCATGTTTTTCCTCAAGGATGGGATACTGCTTTGTCGAAAATAGATATTAGTGATGCTGTCGTTAGCCCAAACCAAATTGAACCTTATAATAGTATGTATCCACAATTTATTATTAAAGATTTAGGTACAGATCCTAACACATTCGATTTAGCAAATTTTTGGCAATATGAAAAAAATAATAGAAAAGATTACTGGGATATTTCTGGTTGTACTTACCCTATCTATATTACAAAAACTAACTATAATAGAGTGGGTGGTTTTGATACAGACTATCCTCATAAAAGTGGTTTAGTTGCAGATTGGGATTTCTTTCTTAAATGTGAATTAAGTAAATTAAAAATGATTAGGACATATACGTGTATATTTTATCATTTCGTGTCTTTAACACAGAAGAAAACTCCAGAACAACAACAAGAATCATACATAGGTGAACAACAATGTCATGGATACTTCCGTCTTAAATGGGGTCAACCATCACAACATAATCCGCAAAACAATTCCAAATTATTGAAGAAGGGTACATAATGTCTAAAAATATTTTAGTAACAGGAGCAGCAGGCTTCTTAGGTTCTCACTTTATAGATGAAGTATTAAAGAATACTGATTGGACCGTAACTGCTATGTGTAGATTAAAGTATATCGGGGACATCAGAAGAATACTTAATAGTCCTATCTGTGTCGAGCATCAAGATAGAATCAAACTGGTGTATCATGACTTAAAATTTGAACTACCTCCACACACTATAGAAGAATTAGGTAGACCTGATCATATCGCACACATTGCTGCAAATAGTCATGTGGATCGTAGCATCACTCACCCCAGACAATTTTTTGAAGATAATGCTTTAGGCACACTTAATTTATTAGAATGGTATAGGGTATATTGTCCCGAAGCTTTATTTATTAATTATCTTACTGACGAAGTGTTCGGCCCTGCTCCCATGGATTATGATTTCAAAGAGGATGATAGATGGAGACCTTCCAATCCATACAGCGCAAGTAAGGCAGCCCAAGGAGCTTTTGGCATAGCATATGGAAATACTTATAACCTGCCTATTATTCATACATATACTATGAATCTGTTTGGTGAAAGACAAAATAAAGAAAAATTTGTTGCCAGTACTATATCTAAATTACATAACGGGCAGACTATAAATGTTCATGCTCAATTAGATAAAAATGGCAAAGTAGAATATGTGGGACAGAGACATTGGTTGTACGTAGGAAATGCAGCAAGTGCAACACTGTTCATTATTTTAAATGGTAAGCCTGGAGAACATTATAATGTTGTTGGTGAACTAGAAATGAACAACGATGATTTGGCAAAACAAATAGCTAAACAGATGGGAGTAGAGATAGACTTATCATATACTGATTTTAGTGTTGCTAGACCGGGACATGATCGCAGATACAGTCTAGACGGTACTAAGTTACATAACATGGGCTGGCGACCTCCTATAGATTTTGATACAGCCTTACAAAGAACTATAGATTGGATGGAGGGCGAGATAAAGTAATATGGCTATTACTAAAGAAGATATTCTAAATCAAATTGCAGAATTTTTTAAACAAGAAGAAAAATCATCTTGGGAAGCCGGTAAGGATTGGGTTAGGTATGCTGGTCCATTTTTTGACCATGAAGAATATGTAGCAGCGGTGTCTTCACTACTAGATAAATGGCTTGTCTTGGGCAAAGATGCTATATCGTTTGAACATAGGTTTCCTAAATTTTTAGGAAAGCAACATGGTATACTAACTAATAGCGGTAGTTCATCTAATTTAATTATGATGTCTGCTATGACTTCCAAAAGATTATACAATTTTCCTAAAGGAACAAAGGTTATAACTCCTATAGCAGGATTTCCTACTACGCTCAATCCGATTTTACAAGTAGGGTTCGAACCTGTATTTGTAGATGTAGATTTAGATACTCTTAATTTAAACTTAGATCAAGTAGAAGAGGCAGCAAAAACGGGGGCTAAAATTATAACATTTGCTCATGTTCTTGGCAATCCTCCAAATATGGATCGTTTAATGGATATTGTAAAGCAATACGATTTAATATTGCTAGAAGATTGTTGTGATGCTTTAGGTTCTTCGTATGACGAGAAACCTTTAGGTAGTTTTGGTTCTATGGCCAGTTGCAGTTTTTATCCTGCTCATCATATTACTATGGGGGAAGGAGGTTTCGTTGCAACTAACACTAAGCAAGAAGAAATCATAGTAAGAAGTTTTAGAGAATGGGGCAGAGGATGTTTCTGTGTCGGACCCAAAGCTAATCTGCTCAAGAATGGAAGCTGTGGAACAAGATTTAGTAATTGGATCCCAGAGCTACCAGATGAAATATTTGACCATAAATATATCTATGATGAAATTGGTTATAATCTTAAGCCTATGGAACTACAGGCATCTATGGGTCTACAACAGATTAATAAATTACCTACAATTATAGAAAGAAGAAAACATAATCACACAAGATTAGTTCATATATTTGCTGAATATCGTGATTATTTTATACTACCTAAAGCCACTATTAAATCTGATCCTAGCTGGTTTGCGTTTGCCGTTACTATTACTGACTCTGCTCCCTTTAAAAGAAAAGATATTATAGACTTTTTTGAGAATAGTAAGATACAAACTAGACCTTATTTTGCTGGTAATATAATGTTACAGCCTGCATACTCTGGTTTACTAGATGCACAAAAGGTTATTAATGATTATCCTAATGCTCGTAAAGTTACAACAGATACTTTCTTTTTAGGTACTAGTCCTATTATCACAGATGAACAAATAGATTATATTCAAAATACTTTAAGGTCTTTTATTAAGGAGTTAAAACATGATTAAAATGTCCGAGATTGTAAAATCATCAGTTCCTGCTTTTTCTCTAACTATAAGCTCAGTTGCAAATGTAAAGAAATTTTTAGCTTATGCGAAGTTGAATATGGAATGGTTAAAAGAATTTGATAAAATTATTTTTTGTATCAATGGTGAGAAACTAGCTACTGAAGGTTTTATACATGAGTTTACTATAGAATATCCGAGTATAGTACCTACATTGATATATAGAGAAAATTTAGGTCATACTTTTGGCACATTAGATATAGACTTTGCCACATGGGAATACGCTAAACAAAACCCTGATATAGAATATATTTGGAAATTTGCTGGAGACACGTTAGCCAATCCATCTATCTTCGATATCAAAATAGATGAAACGTGTGATTTCTTTTATCTAAATAATTTTGGTTGCACTGATTTAAAAAATTATACTAAAGATGAATTAGTAAAAGCTATATTGGATCAAGAATATATATATCCTCAAACTAATTATTATTTTTACAAACCTCAAAGCATACAACGCTGGTATCCTGATCATGATGAAATTATATCATTTAAAAAACAATATGAAGATATCCAAAAGCATAAACCAGAAATTAAACCTTGGGAAGCATTACAAGGTATAGATGCAGGTTTTGTAAACTCTGAATATGTCAAAACTAATAGACTAGTAGATATAGAAGGTTGTGCATGTGAGGCTTATCTCGGTTACACTGCACTTGCTAACAATCTAAAAATGCAACAATTAGTGCCTTTAGATAGTTTAAATACAGTAATTGATTTAATGACCGAACATCAAATACACGATGGTAGTCATAAGAACTTTCTGTATGAAAAAGTCGGAGGACTATGTCATTATCATATAATGAATGGACAGGCGGTGCCTGTATGAAGCTGAATATCTTTACCTATCTCACTGGATATTTCAGACCAGAATTGTATGAACGTTTTGCCGGTAGTTTATTTGATACCGGTTTCAGTGGTAAATTATATTTGTTTATACATGAAAGGGATCATCATTGTCTAGGTTTATTAAGTCAAGAATTACAAGATAAAATATCCTTTGTTACTTGTCCAAGAACATTAAGTCACGACAATGGTTTAGATAAAGATACCCAAGATCATAATTTTGATGAAGTTATACATGCTCAAAACTTTAGATACTTATTATATTTAAGTTTTTTACAACAGAATAAACAAAAGAAAAATGAATATTCTTTCTTCTGTGATTCAAAAGACTTATTGTTTCAAAAAAATCCTGAAGAATATATCATAGATGAAGATATAGACATGGTAGTATTTGAAGAAGATACTATAATTAAAGATTGTTTTTGGAATATGTCTTTTTTTAACATGTTAAAATCTGCTATTGATAATGTTATGGTTCCTACGCCATTGAGGAATTATCTGGGCATGGCAAAAATATACGATGATTGTCCTAGCTTACCTGCAAAATCTATAGCTTCTTTTCATTATTTAGATTATCCTGCAATATGCTCTGGCACAACGCTAGTAAAAAATTCAGCATTGTATTATTTTATAAATAATTTTTGTGACTATATGATGCAATACAACTTGAACCACATGGCTTTCATGGATCAGGGTTTACATAACTATCTGATATATAATAATCTATACGGCTGTAATGTTAAAATACTTGACAATAAGAATGAATTAGTCTATACAGCAGGACACGATAAAGACAATGTTAATTTAGATGATAATAATCAAATATTAAACGCCAGTAGTAAAGTTCCATATATAGTACATCAATACGATAGATTGGACAAAAGTCTGTTAGATCAAATATCTAGTAAATATGAGTTTAACGTATGAAAATACATAAAACATTTATTGAAGATTGTGTCTGGATAGAACCTCACAAATTTGACGACAATAGAGGTATTTTTTGTGAAACCTTCAAATCTTCATTTCTGCCCCCGTTTAAATCTGTGCAATCAAGTTACAGTTTTTCAAAAGAGGGCGTTTTAAGAGGTATGCACAGAACCCCATATGCCAAATTAGTCACATGTGTCAAGGGTAATGTATACGATGTTTGTGTGGATTTAAGACCTGAAAGCTCAACATATAAGCAATATTTTGGTATATTTTTACATGAGACAATATTGAATAGTCTATATATTCCTCCATATTGTGCTCATGGATTTGTAGCATTAACTGAAAGTATACTTGTTTATCAGCAAGATTCAGAATATGATAAGTCTGTAGATGAAGCATATTCATACATAGACTACGATATAAACTGGCCAATTAATCCAACTATTATTTCAGACAAAGACAAGAATGTTTGCTCATAGAATTATCTTAACGGGATCTTCTGGTTTTCTAGGCAAAGCCGTAAAAGAAGAACTACAAACTAGCGGTCACCAAATTTTTACTCCAAGAAGCAAAGACTATAATTTAATAGATATGCAGCAATGTAGTAATATGTTTGCTGATATGCACAATATAGATACAATTATACATTTGGCTGCAACTTGCGGAGGAATACAAGCTAACAAAAAACAACCTGGAACATATTTTTATAACAATATTAGTATGGGTATTAATGTCATAGAAAATTGTAGGCTATATGGAATTAAAAAATTAATTTTGGTTGGAACAGTATGTTCGTATCCTAAATATTGCGAGGTTCCATTTAAAGAAAAATCTTTATGGAATGGTTATCCAGAAGAAACTAATGCTCCCTACGGAATAGCTAAAAAATCTTTATATGTTATGGCTCAAGCTTACAGACAAGAATATGGACTCAATAGTAATATTCTTATACCATCCAACTTATATGGTCCTCATGATAATTTTAATGAAGATAAAAGTCATGTTATTCCTGCTTTAATTAAAAAGATAGACATAGCTAAAAAGCTCAATACAGAATTAGTAGTCTGGGGAGACGGAAGTGCAACAAGAGACTTCCTGTATGCACAAGATGCTGCTGATGCTATTATTAAATCTATTAACATTGATACTGATGCAATTATTAATTTAGGAAATACTACAGAAACCAATATTAAAGATCTGGTATATTTACTCTGTGATCTAATGGGATATAAAGGGAGAGTAGTATGGGATAAAACTAAGCCCAATGGTCAACCAAGAAGATGTGTAGATGCAAGTTTAGCAAAAATTATTTTAAATTGGCAACCAAGCCATACTCTTGAACAAGGACTATTACAAACGGTGGAGTGGTATAATGGACTTTGATTGGCAAAAATATCTAGATTTAAATCCTGATTTACGTGAAGCAGGTATTATAGATGAAAAAGGTGCTGCTTTACACTTTATTAATAGTGGTATGAAAGAATCTAGACCTTATGATTATGATGATTTCACAAAGCAATTCGATATTAGTATCGTTCAAGCATATCATGCTGAAAGCACAAGCGGCATTGGAGATTTTTTAAGAGGTTGTATATTTTTAGCTAGAGTAGTAAAAGACTTGCATATAAGTTTTGAGAACCACCCCATATCTAAATATTTAAAAAGCTCATATGAACAGCAGCACGTACCAGCAAAAGAGATTACGGATATTTATCTATCTACTTACAATAGGTACGGGGTGAATTATAGCTACAATGAATTAAAAGAGATGCTTCTTTCTTCTTTCTACACATCTAATTATATATGTTCTATGTTTTCAGATATGCTATTTAAAAAAGATGGAAGTACACTAGTGCATAAACAACTAGAATCTGAAAAAGTATCACAAGCAGCTAGAGAATTCCTGCAAAGTAATTTAATTTATAGTAGTTGTATAGTAGATAAATTTTTAGATCTTCATTTAGGAAATTATAATACGGTACATGTAAGATTAGGTGATTACGAGATACTAAAAGATATATTTAAAGTACCAGAAACCTCCGATCTGCACGACACCACAGGCGTAAATGCAATTAACTATAATAAATATGACATAGATTGTAACGAATTGATAGATACTATTTTGGCACTGTATGAAACTGATAAGCAAGATATAGTTCTAATGTCAGATAGTAACATCTTTAAAAGACAATGTATAGAACATTTTAAGAAAATAGGACTTCAAGATAAAATTAAAATCATACACACCAATAGTAATCATTGTTCTGTTAAACCTGGGCTTCCTCCGTTTGTGGACTACAAGCACAAAATAAATGATCAAGAATTGTTTAATATTGTATTAGATCTTAAGATATTATCTCAATCCAATAATATATATTCTTACAGTGTGTACCCTTGGGGTTCTGGCTTTCCTTATGCTATGGCAAAAATATATGACATACCACTTTACATGGAACGCATAAGTTGATATAATATTAGTATGAGTAGACCAACGTGGACAGATTATTTTTTAGGTATTGCAAAGATCGTATCACAACGTAGTCATGATATACATACGAAACATGGCTGTGTTATTACGGATAGACAGAATAGGATTCTAGGAGTTGGATATAATGGTTTTCCTAAAGGTATAGACCATGATACTCTGCCAACCTCTCGTCCAGAAAAATACCATTGGATGATACACGCTGAACGCAACGCTCTATCCAATTGTGTGATAAGACCAGATAATGGAATAGCTTATGTAACAGGGCAGAGTTGTAATGACTGTATTATGTCTTTATGGCAAGAGGGTGTTTCAAAAGTCGTGTTAGCAAACAGTCATGGAACTAAATTATTTGACGAAAATGCACAAAAAAGATTTGACCTATTTGTATCTCAAACCCAAATAGAAATCGTTCGCTGTACACCAAATTTTTCTTGGATTCAAAATTTAGATTTTTAAAAACAGTTTTAATGTGTGAATGCGTTGGTGTAATGATTAGTACAACATTGTTTTACTTATGGCCCTTGATACCTCTAACCTAATGATTTATCATATCTATGAACAAATCAATCTTTCAAATCGGGCTGTGTCTTAAAGATATTATCTAAGGAGTTTGTATGTCGGCATTAAATGAATTACAGAATTATACTTTTGTTAGCAAGTACGCTCGCTGGATTGAAAGTGAAAATCGAAGAGAGACATGGAAGGAAGCGGTTGATCGTGTCAAAAGTATGATGCACACTCAATATGCTGATCAGCCAGTGTCAGAGGACATTGATTGGGCTTATGACCTTATGTTTAAAAAGAAGATACTAGGTAGTCAAAGGGCTCTGCAATTCGGAGGAGAACCTATTTTAAAGCGTCATGCGAAGATATATAACTGCACTAGTTCTTATTGCGACCGTTTAAGGTTTTTCCAAGAATGTTTTTGGTTATTACTGTGCGGTAGCGGTACTGGTTTCAGTGTCCAAAAACATCACATTGCCAAACTACCATCACTATCACAAAAAGAAAAGCCTAAAAAAGGGTGTAAATATGTTATAGAAGATAGTATTGAAGGCTGGGCAGATGCTCTTGGAGTATTACTTAGTTCATATTTTACCAAAGCTTCTGATGATAAATTTAAAGCATACAAAGATGAATATATTGTTTTTGATTATTCTAATATCAGAGAAAAAGGTTCTACTCTATCTTCTGGCGTTGGCAAGGCTCCCGGCTTTGAACCATTACAAAATGGCTTAGAAAAAATTAGAGAATTATTGGAGAAATGTATTGAAAATAAACAGAAAAAACTTCGACCAATCGATGCTTATGATATTATTATGCACAGCAGCGATGCTGTATTATCTGGTGGCGTTCGTAGAAGTGCGTCCTTAGCATTATTTAGTGCAGATGATGAGGAAATGGCTAAGGCTAAAACAGGAAACTGGTATATAGATAATCCTCAAAGAGCTAGAAGTAATAATTCTGCTCTACTTATTAAAGATGATACAACCTACGAACAATTTTCTGAACTTATGGAGTCTGTGAAAGAGTTCGGAGAACCAGGTTTTATCTGGAGCGACTCTACAGAAATGACTTTCAATCCTTGTGTTGAAGTGGGCATGTGGCCTGTTGACGAAAAAACAGGTAAGTCTGGATGGCAAGGCTGTAATCTTTCTACAATTAATTGTTCATCAGTTGTTGATGAAGAAGATTTTTATGAAAGATGTAAGGCTGCTGCGGTTATTGGTACTTTGCAAGCTGGTTTTACCGAACTAGATTATTTAGGGGACGTCAGCAAGGCTATCTTTGATAGAGAGGCTTTGCTGGGTGTCTCATTAACTGGCATTATGGAAAAACACGAACTGGTGCTCACAGAAAAAGTACTGAAAAAAGGTGCTAAAATTGCTGTAGATACTAATAAAGCTATGTGTAAAAAAATTAATATTAATCAAGCAGCAAGAGTGACTTGTCTTAAACCCGAAGGTACTAGTAGTAGCATGCTAGGTACTAGTTCAGGTATTCATCCTCATCATGCAAAAAGATATATTAGGCACGTACAAGCAAATATTTTAGAGGCTCCGTATCTGCACTTTAAAAGTTACAATCCATTAGCTTGTGAAAAATCATCATGGTCTGCTAACGACACAGATGAAGTAGTAAAATTCCCAATCGAAGTTCCAGATGGGTCTAAATTAAAAAATCAATTGCCTGCTGTAGAAATGTTGGGTGTCGTAAAAGATGCTCAAAGAAACTGGGTACATTCTGGGAAAAATAGAGCATTATGCACACAAGACTTTCTAAGTCATAATGTTAGTAATACAGTAACAGTACAGCCAGATGAATGGGAGTCTGTTACTAAATTTATATACAATAATAGAAAGTTTTTTGCTGGTATCAGTCTTATCCCTCAAAGTGGAGATAAAGACTATCCGCAAGCTCCTTTTACTACGGTCTATACTAGTAGAGAAATTGTTAAAGAATATGGAGATGCAGCATTGTGGTGTTCTGGATTAATTGAATTAGGTTTAAATGCCTTCGATAATAATCTATGGGCAGCATGTGATTATATGACAATGAAGCAAGAAACAGATACAGATACAGAAGATAAAAAGTTATTTTCATTAAAAATGCATAGGTTTTCTAATAAGTATTTTGAAGGAGACTTAAAACGAGTAACCTATTGTATGAAAGATGTATATAACTGGAAAAGATATAAAGATCTCTATGAGAGCTTTACTAAGGTTGATTATACACAACTATTAGAAACAGAGGACAACACCGTGGGTATAGAGGAAATTAGTTGTGCCGGTGGTGCTTGTCTAATTTAATCTTTGTCCTAGCGAGGTAAAATTTTGAGAAAACGAAAAAAAAGTAATACGAACAAGGGGACTATACATATACAAGGCAATCAAACAAGTAGTGAGAAACCAGAAGATATAGTCATTGGATTTAAAAATAGGTTAAAACCTAGAAGTTTAAATCAAAGAGATTATATCAGAACGGTTTCTGAAAACACTATTTCTTTTTGTCAAGGAGTACCAGGTAGTGGCAAGACACATATTGCTGTAGGTATGGCATTAGAATACCTGTTAGACGAACAAGTTAAAAAGATTGTTATCACCAGACCTATTGTAGAAGCTGGTGAGAAATTAGGCTTTTTACCCGGTTCAGCGGAAGATAAACTTCACCCATATCTTTTACCATTATTTGATGAAATAGAATATTTTTTACAAATGCATCATTTTAAGAAATTAAAATCTCTTAGACAGATTGAGATAGTGCCTCTCGGCCTAATGAGAGGACGAAGTTTTCATGAATCATTTATTATTGCTGATGAGTGCCAGAATGCTTCCTATGACCAGTTAAAAATGTTACTTACGAGAATTGGTATAGATAGTAAAATGGTCTTAACGGGTGATCTAGATCAATCTGATTTACAATCTCCGAAACAGGGTGGTTTACAATCTGTTATTGAAAGATTACAAGATATAGATGGCGTAGGTTTTTCTAAACTAGAAACATCTGATATTGTTCGTAATCCCATCATAGCTGATATTGTACATAGGTTATGATCAATCATGAAGATTGTTTAGTTCTAAACGCTGATTATTCTCCAATCGGTATCATCGGTTGGAGAAAAGCTATGGTGTGGTCATTTAGATATACTTATTCTCAATATTCAGGTATAGAGATTATAGATTATTATAAAGATGATATAGTTTTAGGGGCGAATGGGCAATGTAAAATACCTGCTATAGTAAGAACTACTAAATATTTTAAATTGATAGGCCATCCTGTAATATTTTCTCGCAAAAATCTTTTCATTAGAGATGACTATTCTTGTCAATATTGTGGAATTAAACCTCCTGTAAGTCAATTAACATATGATCATGTTATACCAAAGTCTAAATGGTCATTTTCTAAAAAATCTGCTACTAGTTGGACCAATATAGTAACAGCTTGTTATAAATGCAATGCTAAGAAAGGCAATAAAACAGTGAAACAAGCTGGAATGAAACTTAAAAATGAGCCACATATTCCAAAGAAAAGTAAAAAGTACTTGCATGTAAACCATCAGCTACTTACTATAAGATCAGATATTCCTAACGAGTGGAAATTGTATGTCGGAGATTTGAAAGAATAATGCCTAATTATACGTATTTCTGTAATAAGTGCAATCAGTCTTTTGAGAAGTTTTTTAATATAAGAGACTATCAAGAAAAGATAAAATGTCAAAATTGCAGATCTACCTGTCGGAGATACTATATGGAAGACATGCTTACTATCAATAGTTCTGTTAAAAAATCAGATGGTGAATTGAAAACACTTGCAGATTTAGCTGACAGAAATAGAGATAAGATGAGCACAGACCATAAAATGGCATTGGATGCAAAGCATACAAAATATCAAGATGATAAATTAAAAGAAGAATTAACTAAAGAATTACCTAGCGGTATGTCTAGAATTAAGAAACCAAAAACTAAGATAAAGTGGAGATAATATGGCTTTCTACAAACCCGATAGCATCTATAAGAATCAAGGTGATGTTAAAGAAGATTTATTACAACAAGAATTTTTCACTTTGTCTGGAGATGAGGAATTTATTTTACAAGATACTCCAAGAAGACATAAAGAAGATGATCAAGTTTATGCCAAAAGAACACAAAGAAAAGACGGCACATATAAGTTAACTATTAGAGCCGCTACAGATGGCAAGCTATATAATCCAATATCTATTTATGGTGAAGAAAAAAAGAGTACATTACTAGATAATATTTGTAAATCGAATGAAAAATTTAGAACAGTTAATTCTAAAACTTTTGGTTTATATCTTCAATTTCTTTCTAGTAAAAATCTAGCCTATCTATATAATGCAGAAAGAGAGGCAGAATAATGCCTAGAACTAACAGGACACAAAAGTATGCAGCCTTATGGTTGCACAGTCAGGGTTGGGATGTCTCTAAGATTTCTAACGAATTAGATCTTACAGATACACAAATTAAGAGAATCGTTAAAGAAGTACAAAGCGAACAAAGCGAAAATAAGATTAAAACGGTATCGTCTGTAGTTTCTAAAGATCCTAACTCTAAAAATCTAATGATTACAGAAAGCCAATCCGGAACTCATAAAGTGTCAGTTATGACAAAAGCTGCATCCGAAGTAAATGAGAAACAATCTAAAAAATATATGGATATTAAAAAAATCAACGAAAACAATATTTTCAGACCATTAGGATAAAGCATGTCTAATAATCAAGAATTCTCTAAAGAAGAACAAGCACTACTTGATAAAATAGCTAGAAAGATGCAATCAACAGTTTCTAGTGACGAATTTCAAGAAGCTAGAAAACAGAATGTCGAACAAATTGCAAAGGATGCTGCTGATCCTAATTTCTTTAATCATTCTAGAGAACTTAATCATGTTACTACATATCAAAGAGAAATCTTTATTAAATTAAATGCAGAAATTTCTACAACATCAGAAGAAACTCAACAACTATTAAAAGTAGATAATATAGTAGAAAATTTCTATCATATTCCAGTACCGTCCGGTGTTAATTACGTTGAAAAAATAGATAAATTTTTAGAAAAATTTGATAATGAACTCGAAGACATTGCAATTAAAATTAATGCCGATGACAGACAAGCAAAAGAATAAATACATATCTAAATACTCTAATGGTAAAAGCGTTTCTGCTGCTCAGTATATTACAGAATTAGTCTGTGAAAGAAAAGCAACTAGAGATAAGAAAGATCTACACTATAGGTTTTGGCTATCTCCAGAATGGGAAAAATATTTTAGGAATCAAATAGCTAGTGCTAATAAACTACTTAAGACATATCCTGATAAAGCAATAGTAAATGCTCTGCTAACACCCAAAGGTAAGACGATTTATTCGTTGCGAGCACCTCATCTAATTGCTATCATAGAACAGGAAGAAAAAAAGCTGGAAGCAGAAAACAAGATCTTTACTAAAGAAGTTGAACGTAAGGAGAAAGTGTCTCATGCTAAACATAATATTAAAAAAGGAATTGTTTCTAAACTCAAGGATCTAGAATAATGGCAACATCTTTAAAAGAAGACGTAAGAAAAAAATTTGGTGATGAGATATTATTATCTGCGACAGCTATTGTGGATAGAGAATCAGTAGTAGTACCAGTAAGTCCTGCTCTAGACATTATTTTAAACGGAGGCATACCAGAAGGTAGCTTTATAGTTTTTACCGGACAACCTAAATGCGGCAAGACTACCACATCTTTAGATTTCTCAGCCACTGCTCAGCAACCAGAATATCAGGGAGATTTAAAAAATCCAAGACAAGTCTATTATTTAAATATTGAAGGTAGATTAAAGAAGAGAGATTTAGAAGGTATTCCAAGATTAGATCTAGAACGTTTTAATGTTATTGGTTCTCAGCAGGGTAAGATTTTACATGCTGAAGAATATCTACAAATTGCCGAAAGAATAATCAATGAAGAACCTGGATCTATTCTCATTATAGATTCTTATTCAGCACTATGTACAGCAGCTGAAATTACATCTGATATGGATAAAATGCAAAGAGCAGATGGTGCTAAATTGTTAGC